GTGAACCTGCTGAGCGCACCAGTCCAATCCCCGTTCCAGGGTCAACAGTCGCAAATTCCGACTCAGTATACCCAGGCCAATTACGGACAACCCAGCAGCCAAGTTACGCAACAATCGGCTCCGCTGACCTGGTCTCCCAACCAGGGATACTCGCCCAGCTCTTCCCCAACCTACTTGACGGGATCCTCGGCGCAGGCGGCTCACCAGGAAGTGAACAGCGCAATCGCGGATTACTACGGTCTAAGCAACGAGACTCGTCAGGTTCTGGACGCGTTCGGGATGGAGGCACCGGCAGTTCTGAACAACTACGCTCTGAATCTGGAGCAGATGCTGGACAGCGCCGTCGCGTGGGGAAACAACGCCGCTAATCTGATCACTGGTTACGCAAACTTTGCGGTTAACGAGCATCAAGAGAATCTGGCTTATAATAAGCTGATTACTGGTTACGCAAACTTTGCGGTTAACGAGCATCAAGAGAATCTGGCTTATAACGAGATTCTGACCAACCCCGATGTCCTGAGCGACTATACCCTGAAGTTCTTCGGTCCTGAAGGTCCGTACCCTGTGTACGAAAACGAAGCGCAACTTGAGACTCGTGGTTATCCGACCCAGCGAGTTGGTCGGCCTCAGCTTGGTCAGTTCCCTGCTCCCCCCGCAGCCGCTGCTCCCCAACAACCTGAAAACTTCTGGGGCACCTTTGGCGATCTGATGAATCACGATCCCCAGAATGCCTGGCGCGTTCTGAACCAGGCTCAGCCTCAAACCGTTGCAAACAAATTGTTTGTAATGGAGTGATAGCGTGTCGGTGATTGAATAAATTACCGACTGCTAAAATTTGTGTTAGATAAGACATATAAATGTCTGAATCTTTCATCCGATAAAAACACTTCCTGCGACACTGGAGGATAAAACAAAGTGTTCATTGATAACGACTTTCCAAAGATTTTGGGTGCGGAACTTTACCGTCCTCATCCTGCTTACATTGCCGAAATGGCTGTGGAGCCCGTGGTCGTCCACGACTTCACTCGTCAACCCGGTCAAACTGTGCAGCTTGATCGCTACAAGTTCTGGGGAACCCCTGGTACCAAGGACAGCCGTGAGCGTATTGCTGACCAGACCATCGGTACCGCCAACAGCCGTAACATCACCAAGGAGAAAGTCCTGGTGGTGCTTAAGGAGTACACCGGTCCTGCCGACCCGGGCGATCCGACCCAACCCAGTACTTTCAAGATTGCTCGTGAAACTCTGGTTACCGCCCAGCGCCTTCTGCTGGACACCGGCAACCTGAATATGTTCCACCAGAGCATCGGTTCTCTGACCCTGCTCGACGACTATCGCCGTTGGCGTGACCGCGTGTTCATCGACGAACTCGCCAAAGCCGAAGCCAATGGTGCTGCTTCTACTACCCAAGGCGGTTACTACTTCGCTGGTGGTAAAACCAAGAATGCCTCCGGTCAGATTTCTTACACTGCCACCGAGTATGGCAATGAAGTTCAGCAGTTCCAGGTTCGTACCGACCTTCTGACTGTTGTTAAGGATCTCCGTAAGCGCAACGTTCCGACCTTCGCTGATGGTCTGTATCGCTGCATCTGCGATCCTACTTTCATGATGCACCTGCGTCGTGACCCCGACTTCCGTGAGATCGCTCGTTACGCTGGTAACCCTGGCCAAGGCATGTACATGGGTAACCCCATGATGCCTAACAACGCCAGCTTCTACATGGGTCCCCAGGCTGGTCAGGCTTACTTCCTGGCTGGTGAACCCGTGATGCCTACTGGCGTCCAGTTTGAAGGTGTGAAGTTCTTCGAGTCGACCAACTTCCCGACCAAGAACGTTAGCGCTTCTTTCGATAACGGCTCCAACTATGCTTCCAAGGAAGTGGCCCAAGGTTACTTCTTCGGTCCGCAGGCAATTGGTGTTGGCATCGGTGGTCCTAACGCTCAGGTGCTCATCAACAACAACGATGACTTCAGCCGCTTTATCATCCTGATTTGGCAACTGTACGCTGGCTTCGAGATCCTCAATAAGGATTTCGTGACCACCGCCTTCAGCTTTGTCCAAGATGACGGCACCGTTTGATAATTAACCATAAACACACAAACTAGGAAAAGATAAATGACCTATTTGTCCGCTAAAAAAATCTACCCAGGTAACTGGGCAGAACCCCTGAACGGTTGGTACAAGAATATTGATACCGACGACAGTGGCTCCAATGATGGTTCCAAGGGCGGCCCCACTTCTGTGCTGGCCGTTCCTGGCTACCGTTATTTCCAGCAGCGTGGTTATGTCCCCGTGACCACCACTTCTGGCGCTGGCGCTACCGCTGCAGCCGATGTGATCGTTCCTTCCCCTTATCGGAATGACGACACTCGTACTGATATCACCGGCATGGTGATCTCTGGTAGCAGCACCCTGCCTGCTTATGTGTACCGCTCCACCATCTCCGTTGCTTCTGGCTGGGGCGATGGCCGTGTTGCTTCTGGCGTTTATGCCGCTACTGGCAACGTGATCTCCTTCGGTCGCAGCAATGGTGGCAGCCCCACCGCTGCCTCTGGTATTGGTGAAGCTGTTATTCAGGCAAACCTGACTTCTACCGTGTCTGGTTCCCAGGCTGGCGAAATCTTCTTTGCCGCTGGTTCTGCAGGCTACAGCGCTAACCCCTTCCTGATCGCCTCTGGCGCTGCTGGTGTTACCGCTGGTAATGTCTACTACTCTGCTACTGCCTCCACCACTCTGAAGGTGTTCGCGAAGGAAACCGCCAATAGCACTGCTACTTCCGGTGGTTTCTACATCTCCAGTGGCGATGCTACTGGTGGCCGCACTGGCTATCTGGTCGTCGAGTGCTGCTACATCCAACCCGATGTGGCTCCTGGCTACGAAGACATTGATGGCTACCTGACCGGTCGCACTGTTAGCTGATTGAGTTAAACTAGGACCAGAATGTTCTTCTGGTCCTTATGCTCTACCAGTACACAAAAACAGGCGCACACGTCAAAGTCATCTCCGAGTTAGATGACGGCGATTGGTTCATGGTCGAAGACCAGGACGGTCGACTGTTTACTGTTTATAAAACAGAGATTAACCCTGATGATAACGCGACCAAAAAGGTCAAGACTCTTCAGGTAAAAGATAAGGCTGCAAAAGAAGAGCCACGTTCATTTCCACCTGATCATCGATTGAACGTCAATGGAGCCACCGCCCAAATGATCGCTGATCATATTAAGGGTATTGGCTTGAAAACGGCTCGCGAGATCAAAGATCTTCAGATGTCGTTATCGGGTGAAAGATTTAGCAATCTTGAACAACTGAAACAGATCAAACGGGTGGACTGGGACTCCGTATTTGCTGCTGACCTGATTCGCGTATAACTCCATCTCTACAATTATTGCCCCTGGGAAACCGGGGGTTTTTTCTTTTAGAATAAAAAGAAAACAAGATAATGTCAGGGTTTGTTCCATTAGGGCGTATTGCTGGTCCAGGGGAGGATGTATTTCCAACCACCGGACCACACCTGGATGTAAGGGTAACCCCTCAGTTTGGTCCGCAGAAAGGCAAGCGAGTCAATCCTGAGACAGCGCGGAGTCTCTTGCAGAATGTGTTGGTAGGAGACAAGCAAACCCCCTTGGTACAACAACAGGGAGACCAGTGGAAATGGAATTTCCCCATCACTTCGCGCTTTGGCCCCCGCTCAGCACCAACAGCAGGAGCTTCTACTTACCACCAAGGACTTGATCTTGGTATTGGACCTGAGAATATTGCGTATAGAGGAACAGGCTCGTTTAAGCCGGGTAAAGGATACGGTACTTTAACTACTACTGATCCGCAAGGTAATCCATACGAAATTCAGTTTTTACATACCAAACCAGCCGTAGCAAGTGAGTTGGCCCTACCAACAACTCCTTCACAACCCGCAAGCGAATCTGTTGCAGGGAGAACCGAAGATATTCTTAAGGCATTTCTTTATGGCGCTCAGATGCAAGGTGAAAAGAAAAAAGAAAAGTCTGCGCAACAACAACTGAAAGAACAACTGGTTGGTGGTTTAATCTCACAGGCAATGAATCCGATGGGCTTTCTTTCTTCCTTTGCATCTTCTGATCCTTTACTTGGTGGACAAGCTGCCGCTACTAACGACTATTTAATGGGAATGTTTGGTTGATTACTTGCTTTTATAATGAAATGACAAGAGGTCATAGAAGTGCAGCTTTCTGACTTTGACAAAAGTAGAGTCAGGTATCATCTGGGATACTTCACTGTTTCTGTTCCAGCGGGTGACTACAGCCGTCTAGAAGAAGCAATGAATACCGTCCCGGATTCATACTTCTATGACAAGATTTCAATCCAAATTGGTCGTTGCGATACGGCCGAGAAAAAGACTGAAGTCGCAACATCGCCTTCTACTCGTTTAGAAAGCATCGCTGGTGACGTTGACCGTACTATTCGGTCTAGCAACGCCAAAGAAGCTCTTAAGGTTTGGGATGAGATTTATCTCTACGAAACCAATCGCTTAGCCGGTATCCTTTACGTACCTAACTACAAGGATCCGTTCCAGGCTCGTTATCGTTACGAGCGTTCAGGCGCCGAGTTTATCCAGGCGTTACCTGGTCCTGCAGACGTTTCGGTCGGAACCAGGATCTACCTAAACCTTAATTGGAGATAGTTATGCCTATTGGATTTGTTGGCCCCGCATTACAAGGCGCCTCGCTGATCGGACGTTTTGGCGTACCTGTTTTGCAGCAGGCCGGAATCAGCGCAGGTCTTGCAGGTCTTGGTGCCGCTGCAGCAGCTATCAGTAATAAACCTGCGTCCTCCAGTCAAGGTGCTCGTCGTGGCGCGGCGGGGAAGTCCAGGGCATCAGGTTTTTCGCCTATTAGCAGTGATCAGCTTCCGCCAGGTGCTTACATGACTGAGGCTGGCCGTGTTTACGGAATGGACTCAGAGCAGGTAGGTAAAGCTGGTGGTTACATGGATGAAAGGGGACGCGTATTTCTTCCCAATGGGCGCCAGTCACCACAGTTCTCCCCTGGAGCCACGCAACCCCCCACCGGAACAGTGAGACCCGCAGTGTCTTCTCCCGCTGTGAGTCAAGGAGGTTTTACTTCTCCAGCAGCTGATCGTGCGTACGAAGCAGAGAAGTCACGCGTCGCACAACTTACTTCGCAAGATCCTGAGCTTCAGCGATACGAGAAAGCACGCAAGGATGCCAAGACACAAGAGGAAATGAATGCTGCGCGTGACATTGGCATGCAAATCTGGCAGCAAAAATACGGTGGTACCCCCATGGGGCAGCCAGGTGGTGCAGTAGGAATCGATAATGAATTAATGCAAAGGACCTTTGGCTATCAATCGGGTTCCGCACCTGATCAACAAATAGGAGCCTATACTCAAGGACCTACTCCCAACATTCCTCAAATCGATCAAATGTTGAATCCAGCAGGACCATCCTATCTTGGCGGAGAGGGTGCTCCTATTATGAACTTTGCAGATGAGAACCTTACTCCTGAAATGATTGAGGCATATCAGAAGCAGTTACTTGGCCAGGCTGCTGCACGCAAGTAAGATCCTTGGCATTGCTTTGCATGTAAGTCCAACCTGCTGGATACAGATCATCGATCTACGGATGCCAGTGTTGTTGCTTTAGTTCCATGATTCTCTGCCCTAATTTTGTTAAACGCCTTGCCGCCAAACTAAGCCTGGTTGTCGCAGTACAAACAGTGTTTACCCCTGGCCTCAAAGCAGACTCAAATTGGGTAGGAGAATAGGAGCGTTGCCATGAATGAACGCCAGCTACTAGAACAAAAACAAGGCAGCTCCGCTGTCCAAAAGCTATTACGTACCTTGCGTTTTGCTGAGGGCACTGAAAGGGGTGGTCCCGATTCTTATCGGGTTATGTTCGGCGGCAGCTTGGCTCCTGACTTAAAGCGTCACCCAGATAAGGTTATCAAAAGCCCTGGTGGCTACGCAAGCTCAGCCGCTGGTGCCTATCAGTTTTTAACGCCAAGCTGGCAATCGCATGCCAAGGCTTTGGGTCTTCAAGACTTCAGTGCCTACAACCAGGATCTTGCGGCAACTCGAGCGATTCGCAACCGATTGATGCCGATTGGAGGCCTTGCAACCCTTGAGAAAGAAGGGTTTAGTCCTCGCGTATCCGCTGCCCTCGCACCAGAGTGGGCTTCACTTCCCACCGAGAGCGGTAAGAGTTATTATGGGCAACCAGTAAAAAGTCTTACAGAACTCCAAAAGGTTTTCGGGCAAGATGTCACAATCCCTGGGGCTCCGCCATCAACTCCAGTCGCGGCAGGTGATGGTAGAAGTGTAGAGGAAATCCTTTCTTCCGCCCTGGGAGGCATCCGCAAAGAAGACCTGGAACAAAGGGAAGAAAAGTCTCAGGGTATTTTGCAAACGGTCAAGGATGCAATCAAGGCCTCCTTGATTAATCCTGTATTCCCTGGCCTTATTTCTCTAGGGAGCATGGTCTGATGTCTAGATACTCTGAGTACATTGACAAAGAATATCTCCCTGGAGAAGTCTATAGCTCTGGCTTAAGCGAATATCGCTTTGAGCCTCAGTACGTTACTGAATATATTGCAAACAAAAAGTTTAAGTTTGACCCAAGTAAAGACGATGGGTCTATGTTTCAGAGGTTCCTGAATCTCCAAGCAAACCCAGAGTCTTTGTTTTTAAGCAGGGTTAAACTGCCTGAGAACTTCCAACGTTTTTCAAGCATGTTTGGCTGATGTTTACCCTATAATATCCATAAAGAGAGAGTAGAAAATTGTCCTCCACTGGATCGAACAAGCAACCCCTGTTAATTGATCGTCCGTTATTCGATTCAGTTCGAGTAACGACGCAAACAGTTGGCAGTGCTTCTACTAATACTTTGTTTGTGCAGGGTGGTCAGGCCCCCGCTCTTCTCGTGGACATGGACGCCACGCTTAGCGAAGATAATAACAGCGGTGGTGTAATTGACTCCATCACTATTACACGTAACGATTTCTATCGGGCAGCAGACTATACAATCAACACCACAACCTCTGGCACCGTCGTCTCTCTTACCAGTGGTCAAATCGTTTTTATCGCAGAGACAGGTGTCCTTGGTACTGCAGCAGAAAGTGGGTACGGTTACTACACTTACACAGGTGCCAGCACGCTGACCGGCGTTAATACCGCACTGATCTTTTCTGGCGGCACAACGACCGGATTTAGTTATAACGGTTCTGTTTATGGCTACCAGCCTGCCGCAACCTTTGCCTTCTACCAGACTCGCGGCACAACAACTCCAATCCCCGCCTCTGGTGACTACCGCCTCCTGTTCGCCAAAACCGTTCCGGCCAACAGTGGCACAGTTGATTGCTCTGATCTGATGCCGCAACTGGCAGCTCCCGTAGCCCAAGCAGGCAACACCACTGGCCTCGGTAATACTGCACCTCTTCGGAACAAGGGCATTTACCTGGAACGTGGCGACCGTATTTACGTTGGTGTATTCCCTGACGGCCCTAATAGCTCCGGTTATATCCCAGGGGTGCACGTGACTGCGGAAGGCGGCTTCTTCTAAAGATGGCGAAGAAAACAGGTAGTTCTTTTGGTTCTGCCAGTAAAAGCAAAGGAAGTTCCTTTGGTGATTTTGTTCGTTCTGAATCGTTTATACCCAAGAATGTTCAACCGATTAGGACTGAATTCTCTAGGGGATCTATCCCGGATTCAATTTACTCTTCCAACCGAGAAGCGGCTTGGTCTCGGTGGAGGAGAGGCTTTGAACTGTATTGCAATACGGTTATCGACAATACTTACAACTACCCTTTTGATTACACGATACCACTTCCCCCAGGAACAGTAATCCCCCCTGGATCAAACGCACCAAAAATTCCTGGAATCTTCCAGGGGTTCCCGACTCCGAATAAAGAATTTGGAATGCACTGGGCGGGTACTCGTGTTGCAGGCAGTCTTCGATTTGATAATGTCCGAGACAAGGACGGCGATCCCTCTCCAATAGCATCAGTTACAGAAGATGAGAACTACTGGTACATCACCTTGAGTGGGGACTGGAGTGCCACAAATCCACTCCCGCCTCCTCTTTACATACGTCCAGTCATTGTTGGTGGGCAGGTCATCGTACCGGCCCAATATCCAATCAACGGTGAGATCTTGGAAGATCGAATTATTACCGTTGGTGGGACTCCAATTACCCCTGAAACAATCGATCCAGCGACACAGAGGCGTTATGGATACGTTCAGGCGGTACTGGTGTCTACAGATGAAACAACAGGTGTCCTGACGCTGCAGAAGCAAGGATCTGTTGAATCAACCCCAGATGCTGTTTTTCGTACTCCCTCGCAAACAGCTCCGCATATCGGACGTTTCTTGATGACGGGTACCAGGTACTGCTGTTCTTGCCAAGACTTTACGCGAAGGGATTATGCGTACATGATGGGCCTTGGCAAAGGAAACCAAAAAGTCTTTCCTCGTACCAGGGCAGCAACCATCAAGCCAGGTCGTTATGAGCTTATGTCTCTCGGCGGCAAAATTGACAACAGCGCGATGACAAGTGCTACGGTTAACCGCAATATGGAAGTGGTTGCTCCTTCTCCGGAGTATGGTATCCCACCGACCATCACGCCAAACTCAACAACCAAACCTGGGGCACTCAGAGACAATCCTGGAGTCTTCCGTGATTTTGGTAAGCAATACACTAGAAACACTCCTTTGCCATCCCTCGAGGGTGCCGTTGCAGAAGGCCCGCCAAATTACAATGATTACACAACAAGTCGAAACCCAGACGGATCTTTTACGATCACATCTCTTACCGATTTCTGGACTCCGTTACTTGATGAGCTGCGCTATTGCAAACACATCTATGCAATGAAGTTCGCAGAAAAGATCTTCCCGCCAGAGCCCTCTGACCTTCCTGTTGAAACTGGAAGTATTGTCGAATGGGAGCAGAGGTTAGTTGAGCAGACAAACAGAGACAATCAAAAAGCCGCATACAAAATTACAGAGAGAGGACTGTCGATCATGGACGTACCGCCCTACAATTGCCAAGCGCCAATGATGATGCCGATGATGCAGAAACTATTTAACGTACCCTCTACATTTGTTTTAATGTCTGGCTTTACCATGTACGACAAGAATGGTAAACCATACGTTCCAGCCCTGGGAGAGAGGCCTGAGATCTGATGGCAAACTTTGGAGATATTGTTGACGGCACCTTTGTGTTGTCACCTGAGCAACAAGAGATCCGTAAGTATGGCTTCAGTCCAATCGAAGCCAGCGGTACGCCAACCATCTATCACCCTGGTGATGTGGTTAACATTCCTTACGTCAGTGGAGAGATCTCCTCGATGGAAGCCATTGGACTTGCGTGGGCAGCCTTTTCGAGTGGCGTCACGCCATAAAAAACCCCCGCCGAAGCAGGGGTTCGCGTCCCATCCCAGAAATACTAGCAGGCTTGCGCCATTGCCTGCTTTTCGAGCTTCTTGAGGTGCTTACGTACGGAAGCTACATTCCAACGGTACGAGTCCCTGGAGCGAGTTTCGGGGAATGCAGCATAATGGGGACCAAGCTTCAAGGTCCCGTCATCACGGTAGCGGAATAGTGTTTTCCGATCGATTCCAAGGATCTCTTCCAGCTTTTGAGCGGAGACCCAACCCGGAGCTTTGGTCATGGCGCAGGAAAATGCGTGCCTTTATACCGTAGGGAAAATCAAGCCCCTGTCAACCACCTTAACTAAAATTTTATCTCTTTGTTTTTTCCTGTCTACATGAGGTCGAATTAAAATTAGGTAACGGCAACCAAAGAGTATGTTCAGCTGTGAACAGGAACCCCTCGCCCTGCTCATTGAATTAACTCCAAAGTTAGCGAAAAAACGTTATAGACAATCGATATACGAAGCCTGGGACGGAAAATGTGGTTATTGCGGAGATGACGCAACATCCCTGGATCATATCGTACCAAGATTCCGTTCAGGTTCTAACAATCGAAACAACCTGATTCCTGCTTGCAGGCGTTGCAATACAAACAAGGCAAGCTCTAAAATGGAAGACTGGTATCAACAGCAAGAGTTTTTTGCTCAAGCTAAGATGGACAAAATAAAAACCTGGACTAAATACGGGGTTTTAGATTTTTCTTATTTACCGCCCGACACACTAGAGCAGGTTGCATGATATGACTGTTTCTTATAACAGCACCACTAAAAAATGGAGCTTTAATCAGCGGCAAAAACAAGGGTTAAAGCCTGTTAATTATCCAAATACCCAGTACTACTTAAACGTGTACATGGGTACACAAAGAGACGGTGAAAGCGATTACGAAGTTATAAAGTCAGCATCAATCAGTACTTCCTGGGACCCAAACGCTGATCAAAGCGGTTTGATTACAGATCCAACTGCCGCAAATCTTTGGGACAGAGTTGGTGGAGATGTCCAAAACATAGCAGGCAGGGGTGCCAATTCAAACAAGGCAATTTCTGCGGCAATGGCAAAATACGTCTATGAAACAGCACCTCCTGTAAGACAGCAATTTGAGTCTGCCCAAAATAATGAACGTATTAACAGGGAAGATATTGAGCCTTTTAACAAACAAGTCGACGAATACAATGCAAAACTTCCGGAAGCGCAGAATATCATCAATACCACGCGAGTTGGAGATTACGTACAGCAGAGAGAAGCACTCAAAAAACTTGGCATTGCAGGTATTGAAGACAATTTTAAAACTTTCTATTTGACTGAAAAGCTGCAGCCTTGGGATACAAAAAGCCTGGAAAAAGATGATGAAACTATCCTTAAACCCTTGTATGGGGATTTTGATCCCAGCTACTATAAAATACAAAATCCACAACTTGCTCAGCAGTATGCAGACGCTGTTGCCAAGGATGACGTTGATATTGTTAATCGTTTCGGTGAAAATAATTATTACCTCTGGCACTACATAACCCAAGGTAAACCCGCTGGGCAACGTGGCAATGCACCAGAAGTGACACTACAAGCAAACAAATACACTGAAAAAAAACCTACTGAAAAAGACTTTCAAGATATAAGAAATATTCAACTTGGCGTTGACACAATAGACGCGCAGACAAGTAGGTTAATAAAGATTCCAGAGATTGCTTCTGAGTGGGAAAAGGCAAAAAACAACGACCCTTATTGGCAAAAATTGGGCAAAGAAAAATTTTTAAACCCACAAAAAGAAGAAGATTTTATTGCGTTATTTCGTTTATCTCAAAGGCCTGAAGACAAAGAAGTTGCTTTTGTAAATAATATTAACGTTGACTACGGTATAACAGAGCTGGAAGATGCTATCAATCAAGTTGTTGGCGAAAAGGCCACGGTTGATGTTACTAAATTTGCCGCATTAACTCAAAATGTTTTAAAAGATACAATCGAAGAGATTAAAAAAGCTAAAACAAAAGAGGCGGAATTTGATTTACTTTCTGGCCTTGGTGGTGTGGGAGAGATCGTTAATATAAACAAGACAATCGCAGATTCATTGCTTATGGATTCTGGGATTGGCGCTTATGCGTCAATGATGGGGGATAAATCATTCAATCAGGATAATCTAGAGAAAAGCCTGCAAAACATTACAGGTATTCAAAACAATGTTACGTATAATTGGCAGCAATGGTTCGATGAGACGCTAAAGAAAAATTATGAGCAAGAGCAAGAGCTAGCGTATAAAAGGAACACACCGGAAGGCACTGTAGAGGAAAAAATTAAAATTGAAGCAGAGTTTGCGAGGAACTTTATAACGGATTACTTGCAACCTCGATTTGACCAATCGAAGTCAATGAACGAGTTCACAGAATATTTAGATGTCAGACAAGAAGAGAAAAACCCTTTTCAAACGGAAGATATGGTCAGTGCAATTTCCAGGCTTGCTGATACGAGAAGTAATCAGTATTTGCAAAATATTCAAAAACAAGCCAATACCGGACGCTTTTTCGATGCTGATTTTTACTTCAACCCAACAGGCGACGCTGCTCAACAAAGCCTGTACGAAAAACAAGCCAATGATGTTGCCAGTGATTGGGAGAAAGCTAAAAAGGGAGACGCTTATTGGGCTCAACAAGCCTATCGTTTTGGCATAGACGTAAACAATAAAGAAGACTTTGCAAAAGTACATTTTGAAGTCAAGGGTCAAGGGCAAGGTTTTGACCCAGCCGAAAACTTCCTAACAACAAGCAAAGTAAAAGATTTTATTTACACCAAGGTCTTGCCAGAACTGAGTGATGAAGCCCTGAAACAAAAGAACGTTTTTGGTATTTTTCTGTTGCCAGAAGAATTTGCCGATGATTTGCTTGAAGGCTTAGATCCAAATACACCTGAGCAATGGCAGGACGCTTTAAAAGAATTGAACATGGAAGATTTTCAGGGAACCCTTGAGGATTTAAAAGAAGAAATTATGAACACAGTGAGAACTGGAAGCGCAGAAGAAATTCGTCGAAATATCAAGTATTTACAAGAAAAAAAATTAAAACCAACACAAGAAAGACTAGGTGTTACTTATATCCAAAGAGATGAAGATAACTTAGCAAAGGATAAAGAGCCAGAGACAGAGTTCTATCGAATTTTTAAAGACGCTGGCTACGGGGGAACAGAGGAAGAATTTTACACAAATGTTTACCCAGATGCAGACAAAGAAGATATGTCAGTTATGACACAACTCTTAACAGGTAAAGGACTGGAATTTGATTTTGGGAAACTTACTTCAGATCCATTTGAATCTCTGAGCACTGTTGAAAAATTAATGGGTTCCTTGGAGGATGAACAAGATCAAGAAACTACTTCAGATACAGATGAAGAAGAAGGATACTTTAGTCTAGGATTAAAAGATGACGAGGACGAAGACTATATGTTTTCTACTGGAAAAAGTATTTTAGGTGGTTTTACATCTTTCTTAAAATGAGCGATAAAAGGAAAAAGGCTGCCGCTGCTGCCAAGATTGCCAAAGATAAAATGGATTGCAACAAGCCACGCCGAGATATTCAGGGCGAAAAAAAATCTGTTGTAAAAGCTTGTGAAAACGGCAAGGAGAAAATTATACGCTTTGGTGATGCCAACATGGAAATCAAGCGAGACAATCCAGAACGCCGTAAAAATTTTCGTGCAAGGCACAATTGTGACGAGAAAAAGAGCAAGTTGACTGCTGGCTACTGGAGTTGCAAGGCTTGGTAGGAACCGCTAGGATTTTGTTGCTACTCTTACGACACCATGGCAAAGCCTAAGTCCACTGCACTGCAAATTGAGCCCAAGCCTAAAAAAACAAAACAAGGTCAAGGCAAGCATTCACGTCCCAACCATGGACGTAAATTGTCTCGTGGCCAAGGCAAGTAATTTTTATGTATATTGGAGGTAATAATAGTTGCCTCCATGTCGGATCTTTCTGGTGCGATTAATTTAATCCGCAAGTACGAAGGTTTTAACGAAAAAGCCTACGCAGATCCGATTACTGGTGGAGAACCTTATACCATCGGGTTTGGGACTCAGTTCTATCCCGATGGTTCTCCCGTCAAGAAAGGACAATGCTGCAGTCGCGAAAAAGCACTGGAGTATTTATTTCACGAAAGCAATGTCATTGAATCCCAGCTCCTGCGTCTCAACCTGGGACTTGATGACAGCATGCGCCAGGCATTAGTTTCGTTCATTCATTCAGTAGGCTGGGAGCCTTTTCTTTACAGCCGTATTATTGACTGTTTGGAAACAGAAGATTTTTGTGGGGTCACCAACGAGGTTGGTCGTTGGATCTTTGACGAAGAACACAAAGTCATCGGTGGTCTCCTAGAAAGACGCAGAGAAGAAGTCAATCTTTTCCTTCAAGAAATCGATGCAAATCCCTGGGCGTCAACCGAAGTTCTTCTCACGGCTTTTAGAAACTATGCTGCAGCACCTCACGAAGTAAGGGCAATTCGCCAACTAGAGGAGAGCATCAGTCCCTACATCCTTTCTGAATTTGCCAACAATTTTCGGATTGGTGACACTACCTGGGACAACCTCGAGCAAGAAAGCTTGGATCTCATCTTTAACAGCTAGGATTAGAATAGTTGCAACAAGTTAATGCAGAGTGGAATGGAGCGTTCAGTCGAGCCACGGGAATTTGAACTCCCCTTGGAACTCCAATTCGCCATGCGTAAGGCGGAGCTGCAGTCCCAGGAGATGACATGGGAAGAGCTTCGTTACGCCCTGCTTAGCCTTTATCACCAACGCCTTATGGAGTGGAGTGCCATCAAAGACATCATGGCGTCCGAAAACATTGATATCGACCTAGATCATCCCACTGACTTGGAATTAGCCGAACTCGCCGCCGCCTGCATGGAGTACGGCGACGACGAAGACGATGACGAAGATGAGCTTCAGCCGTTCTGAGCTTCATCTAGCTGTATAAGCCTCTCAAGATACCACAGTGCCTTCTTCAGTGATTCTGTCCCGCCTTTATGGCGCTCACGCCAACAGTACTTCTGAATATTCCCTTTTAGGAATCCGCGATACTCTTCGGTGGTTAGGGCTGACTCAATGGCTTCAATACATTCGACACCGCCTCCATCAATGTAATGAGACGGATGGTTCACTAGATCAGGTTGGATGACAGGAGCCTCTTCCCTGGTCGCCCAGGGCACAGGGCAAACTCCACCAGGGCAATCACTCACTTCTTCTATCGGCGCAAACCACGACGCTTGAGGGATTCCTCCATCATCTCCTCGTCCGGTCCCTCCAGATCCAACACTAATGCTTTGGGTTTCGGAGATGCTCCCATCGCCAAGCCCTCCTCCATCGAGGGAATATAACCCGTCGTTCCGAGACGTGCTCCCTCGAGATTCAATGGGTTCCTTTCTAGACCCTGCTCGCATGCTACTAAACCACGGTTATTCATATCATATAGTGGCACATCATTCTTTTCATTTGCAATAGGCTGGCCAAAATCTTCTTCGTCCAGGCAACGACACTTGACTTCGTCTTGAACGAATGCATCTAAGAATGCAGCAGGGCTGTGATTCATGATATCTAAGGTTTGATCTAGTCCTACTACAATATTACTATGGCAAATTTCTTTGATCCTACTTACGATCCAAGGCAGGATGCCGCTTCTTCCGGAAGTGAAGTCAATGACCTTAACCCGGAACGTATCTACGATACAGACTTAAGGCGTGTTGCGGAAGAAGATAGAAGTTCTGCGGAATCAGTAAATAATAAACAGGAAAGAGTAGGTAAGTTCATGAGAGCTGCGAAGTCTGCTGGTGCATACAAGCAAAGAGCAGGTATTGCAGAACCAACGATTCGTGGTCGTACCCCAAGGAATCCTGCCGTCATTGACGGAACTGAACTGCCGAGCCAAGGAGATCGCTTTGGTCGGGGCGGAGGAACGAACTATGCCGATAAACCTCAACCCCGCTCTGGTCGGCCCTTCTGATCAAACTTGAGAGAACACAACCTCTCTAGGTTGATCTTGGTACTTACCCTTGCGATCTTGGTAACTTACTGAGCAGGGATTGCCGCGATAGAAGAGAAGTTGTGTAATCCCTTCATTGGCGTAAATTCGGTTAAAGAGCCCGGTACAGTTACTGATTTCAAGGGTTAGATATCCTTCCCACATTGCTTCTGCTGGCGTAATGTTCACCAGGATTCCGGAGCGTGCGTAGGTGGACTTACCAACAGCAACAACGGTAACGTCGCGAGGAAGTTTGAGGCGTTCCATTGCTACACCCAAGCAGTAGCCATAGGGTGGCAACAAGAAATACTTCCCTTTCTCGTCTTCGAGAAGTTCCGCAGGTTTCAGAATATCAGGATCAAAGTCCTTTGGATCACAATCACCGGCTTGAACTTTACCAAAAATTAAACATTGCTCCGGGGAAAGCCGGATGTCATAGCCATAAGAACCAAGTCCATAGCTGAGTAATTTCTTGCCATCTTCTTTGCTGACCAATCGATCAACAAATGGAGAGATCATCTCCTCTTCTTCTGCCAGCTTCTTGATTTCCCAGTCGGCAAGGACGCTCATGGTGCCACGCAATCGTCTTTTAGTATACGCAATTCAATGAAGAACTCGGCCTTTTTCCGAATAGATCTCAACAAACTTTTCAACGGCATCCGCTGAACTATCTTGCGGTGGCATGTACAGCACAAAGGATGTGCATGTTTTGTGATTGTCTACACCCTTGTTGGTATGTCTGATCAGGGTAGGAGCTGTCCGCAAGATACAGATAGGAAAATCAAAGATTCGTTGATCGTATCGAATCATGTCGGGACAGTTGCTGAAATAAATGGCGTGTTTAATGTTGCCGGCTAGCCATTCTTTGTATAGTCTTCGGAACCAAACGGCATGAGACGATGTCAAAGTAGGGGACGAGGTCCGGGTCATCTTCCACCTTTGTTTCTTTTTGTCCCAAAAGTAAGCGCCACTGGGAGGAAAGAGGTAAACACTGCCGTACCACTGCTGAAGATTTAATCCATCATCAGAAGGTGTGAAATATTCTCTTGCCTCAACATAAGTATTTGCCACCCTGGAACTGGCGACATCTAGGTCAATCCCATCGAGAATTGCATGTGCTGACGACACAAGATCATAGTTTGTAATCAACTCTTGATTCTCGGCATGGGTACCGATACTCTGAATGCCCATTACTTTTTGCTTGCCTTGTTGTAGTCAATCTCAAAATACCGAATACCCTCATCATCATTGATGACGTAACCAGCCTTCTCCTGAGGGTCAATTTTCTGTGAAGCCTGAAGAATACGCCTGAAACTTTCAGCCATGTCTCCGTCATTCTCCCGTTCACACTGCTCTTGTGCCGAATGGATTTCTTCTAGTGTCCAGAAGAACATTGAGCGCTCTTGATTGTTGGGCTGGAACACCATAATGCCAGGCCCCTCCGCTTCCCACATCTGACAGTATTGCTGCCCCATATCGCCAAGGATGAGCTTGATTGTGGCATCGAGCATCCGCGTCTTCGTTTCATCCAGCTCTGGGCCAACAACGGAAGCTATTAGCTTTTCCCTACGGTTCATTTTTCAATCAAGCCTTGTCGTACAAGAGATTCTAGAAGTTTTGGCGTTGGTTTGTAAAGTACAACCATCTTGCCAAGGACGCCGCGTTTCTTTACTAGCTTTCCATTTTCATCCTTTACCTTGTCCAATTCTCCTGAACGGATCAGATATTCGGCTACACAACGCAATCTCCTCTTGAGAGGCAACTCAGCTTGCGGGAATTTTCCACAGATTGTGTCTGGTTCTGAATCCCTGAAAGCAAAACGCAATCGATTGGCCAAGGTCATATGGGAATTCTCGTCCTCTTCTTCATATTGTTTTAAGTTTTCGAGGTATCTTCTCAACGTCAGCACATCGAAAGAACCTTCTGGAGGCAAGAACATCTCTACTTGCAGGGCAAGAGATTCCGGAAGCATCTCTTGGTAGTTTTCAAGAGTGACCACTGGTATGTCGATGGCCTTAAATCGGTGTGCCATTTAAAGATCAAGGAACCGTGCAGGCTTTTCATACATTTTTCTTCCGTTTTGCCTAATGTCATGGGGGTCCATGTCCTTGTTTTTGGCAAAAGAACGGACTAGTTGGTTCCAAGGGACCCGAAGTAAGGCCTTTTTCGTCGGGTTGGGACATGCGTTGATGTAATGAATGCCTTCTGTCCAGCCTTTTGCGGGATCTTTGCGTCCCATAGCAATCCAATTGCGAATCGTCTGATCAGATACGCTCAATCTCCTGGCACACTCTTCAGTTGATATGTACTCATCCGCGTAAGCCTCTGGATTCAACACGTCTGTTTCGCCGTTTTCGTATCGGCTATGCCACATGGATGCAAGAATATTCCGTATTCCCTTCAGCTCATGCGCAACGTCCTCTAATCCTTTTTTAATTCCGTAAGCCATAACACCGTTTACGTTGATTAGATGCTAACGTGTTTGAAAACCTTTTGACAACAATGGAAGACCAGATTCCACCGAGTCAGGCCCCTGAAATTCCCTCCATCAGCCCTGGCCAACTTGAAGAAATGAAGGCTCGTGCCAGGGAAATGGCAATTCAGCAAGCTTTTGCACAACAAGGTGCACAACAGCAGCAACAACAGCAACCAAAGATTGTTTATTTGCGACGCAACTTGACCGTTGCAGAAATTCTTTTAGTTTTCTTAATTTCTTGTGGAATTGTAACAGGAATCCAATGGACCTGGAGCGCTCTTTCCAATGTTTTGCCGAAGATTGAGATCAAGGTTCGTTAAATAAGAGGACGTATAATTAAGAAAATAGTTGCGCCGGGCAATAGGTGGCCAATCGTAGAATCACGGAATTCCCAGCCATCAATGGGGCCGACATCGTTGATCAGGACTTGCTTGCGTTAGTCCACGTCTTCGAAGTCGACCCCACTCTGCGTAATAAAAAAATTACTTTTACAGAGTTTAGGGAATATCTTAATCTTTACTATTCGACAATCAGCGGCTCTACTTTTAGCGGGAACGTCATCATCAATGGTGACTTGACGGTTACGGGCGCCAGCTCTTTTAACACACTTACCGTAACTGGACCAACGACTTTTAGTGGGATTGTCGTTCAGAATAACGCCACCGTAAGCGGTGTGATTAGCGGCAATACAATCACTGGCACTGCTCTGCAAGGCACGACTGTTAACGCTGTAACCGCAACTGTTACGACTGCGACCGGTACGAGTGGTTTATTTACCAGTGGCGTATTTCAAAACCTGTCTGGTGCAACGATCACCGGTAGTCAAGTCCTATCTCCTTCTGGTGTCTTCACCGACTTAAGCGGTGGGACGATTACTGGTACGACTGTTGCTGCAACAACTGGAACATTTCAGTCTCTTGCAACACCAATTCTTAACGTCAGCGGAAATCTTTCTGTTGCCAGTGGACTGACAGTTACTGGGCTTGCTCAGTTTGCAACCGGTGTTCAAGTCACTGGCACTCTTTCGGGTACAACGGTAACTGGTACGACGGCAGCGTTTAGCA